CAAAGGAGGATGATCCGAGCACAACAATCTGGTGAAAGCTTTTGTGGTTTAGCTTTAGGATGTTTTGTTCGAGGATCCTCTGGTACTCTTTAGCATGTGACGACTGATTCAGAAGCTGGTCATCTTTCCATATTTCGAACTTCTGTGGCTTAATACCACGAACGATCTTATAGGAAGATCCGGCAACATCGAACTTTACTTCGACCATGCAATCTTTATTATTAATGGTATTAACAAGCTGGGGCTTATTAATGTTTCTATGAGGCTTACCGAACAGTGCGAACGCTAATGCATCCAGCATAGTTGATTTACCTGATCCGTTATGTCCTACTACAAGAGTGGTCTTAAACTTATCGAAATCAATTTCAGTCCAGTTATTACCCGTAGACAAAAAGTTACGGAAGCGAATGTTTCTAAATATAATCATGCAATTTCTAGCGACTGCGCCTCAATCATTAGGTTATTCATATCTTTCTTAATACGATCCTTATCCAATTCAGTCTCAACAGTGTCGACGTAGCTGTTCATAAGTGATGACGTATCCTCTAAAGATATGTTTTCATCCTCAATATTTTCACCAATAAATTCGCTGAACTTTTCTTGGATCTTTAGTTCATGAATCTTTACACTCTGTATTCTATCAACAAATCGGTCAAATGTAAACTGATTTTCTTTATTTTCTACAACTATTTTTACGAACTTACCCTCAAGCTGCTTTACATCATAATCTAGGTAATCATAATTAGAGTCGTCATAGCGGATGCGATGGAACAGAGTATGAGGATTGCGGACAGGAGTGAGAGTTCGTGTCTCCGTATCCAATATATGAAAGTATTTTTTATCATGCGCATCGCTCCAGAAGAACTCCATTTGTGAACCAAGATATGTAATATTATCTTGTTGGGATTTGACGTGAAAGTGTCCAGAAAGGACCATTTCGAATCGTTTGAATAGTGCCGGACTCATACCATGTTTATTCTCTAAGCCGCGCATCATCTCAAAGCCAGTAAGCTCTAGGTGTCCGCCTAGTATATCAGCCTTACAATTAGCTACAAACTCTAGCGACTCTTTTTCATTCTCTGCACATATCCACGGCAGCAACGCCATTTGCAACCCATCGTAATCCATAACAGTTGGTTTATGTACGATATGGACCTCATTCATATAATGACCGAGTAATTCTTTTAAGCTGTTTAGGTCATTGGTATTCTTGTAGTAAGTGTCATGGTTACCACAAATAATATCCATTGTAATGCCTAGGTCTCTGAGCGGTTTAAGAAATGCATTACGATTCCTGTTAAGAGCCCGGAAGTTAATAAATTTCCTGTTATCATAGTAATCACCAAGGTGAACGATATGGCGAATATTATGTTCCACCATATAATTAAAAAATACATCAGAATAAAATTTCTCTGCATTATCGAGAAATATGTCAGAGCTATTGCGAACGCCACAATGAGTGTCATTTAGTATTGCCAGTTTCATTAATCATCTTCCATAAACCTAGATAAATCGGAATCTACTTTAAATATCCGTTTTTTACGTTTTTCTTCCAAAGCATATGTTTTAAAGTCTTGGTCTTTCTCTTTTACCTTATCGATTCTATTTTTTAATTGGTCGATAAAGCTGTTTAGAATATCATTAGCCACATCCTCTTGACCATGTAGAGCATATTCGTTTAATCCGGATTGGGAAAGATATTTTAGTTTTATGTCCTGTTGTTTCTTTTCATTAGCAATCCTACGTAGGAAAGCGAACCAAGAGATTTGGGTAAAGTAAGCAAAGGCATTCGGATTACCAGTACGTGTTGCCACTGCTGGATCATAATTTTCAATGGCCTTTAAACAATTTTCTACAGCGTCCATTACCATTTCTTCACGATAGGTATAACCAATAAAGTTAGACTTATGGGATAACCCCTCTGCAATACGTAAGAAGCATCGGGCGATATAGTCTGGAACCTTAGGGGGTGGGTCATCCGTTGCCTGACACTCGCGCACATGGATACAGTAGTCCACAACCGCCTGAGAAAATTCTTTATTATTTACATAATGGGGATTTTTCTTTTTAGCTTTACTCATAATAAATTCCTGTTAATGTTCATACTATTCTATCATAGAAATAATTTGATGTAAACCACTTTTTTTAAAATTAAGGGGGTTTACAAAATAAAAAAATCCGATATAATAAATCTAAGGATTTTCGGGAAGGATTAGATACCTCGTTAATGTAACTTATTTCGATCTGGATTAAATTCTATAACATTGGAAAAATCACTATCTAATTCTCCGGCCATTTTCTTTAATTTTTCGAAATAGCTATCTATTTTATTCTGTATCTCTTCGGGTGATAAACTCGAATTTTCCACTGCCTCAAAAAAATGTTTTAACATTTTATCACTAGGTATAACTTCAGCTAAGATGTGTGCATAGTTTAAAGAAAGAAATCCATCGGTATCTTCTTGCATAGTTATCCATGGTTTAAAATTATAATATCTAATCCCTCTACCATCGTCATCATAAGATTTAAGCTGCATGGCTTTTCGGATAATCATATCTTCCTCGTCGTCGCCTGGCCATTGGACAATCTCACAAATAATCTCATCACCATTTGTTAGCTTAAATTGTCTAAAATCAGTCATTAATGTCAACCTTTATAACTTTATACTTGAATTGTTCTTTCTCGTATATTTTCACCCGCTCTGCGGAGTGGAGTAATGTATAATTCTTTCTTGACCTCCAGTGCAGATCATCGGCAATATCGAAGAGTTTGGTTTCTCGTCCATCGTCTGAGATTCGAAGACCACGTCCAATACTCTGCAGAACTTTGATTTGGGATTTGCTTGGTGAAGCGAAAATAATATTATGAAGGTTCCGTATATTAATACCAGTGCTGAAAGTTCCCAAGGAAGCGACGATGATCGCATCTTTTTGTTTCTCCACTATTTTGCGAATGGCTTCTCTATCACTTGTTGCTACCTCACCAGAGACAAAAAATACCTTTCTCCCTTCCTCTGCCTTATTATTTATCATTTCATAGAGAGGCTTTCCATGAGCGTCCACACGATTAAATAGGATGAGAGTATTTCCTTTAGCATCCAGAGCGAGATTACGAATGAGCCTATTACGAACAGGGTTTCCAATAAGGAAATCGATTTCTTCCTGATATGTTTTCTTTCCAAAGTCCTTCCTTACCTCCTCGGAATACTGCAACAAAAGGACTTTAATATCTAGGGGCGCTAATGTTTCTTCGTCCTGTAATTTCTTTGTTGTTGTTACTTTATATACAGGACCGAATAATCCTTCTAGAACTAATTTATGTGTTTGCGTACCGTCCAAGGTTCCTGTGGTACCAAACCTATATTTTGCCTCAGTTGCTTTATTCATTATAGAGGACAAAGACTTAGATTTAAATCCATGACATTCATCCCCAATTACCATACCAAACTGTTCAAACCATTTCTTAGGGTATTTATATATGCTTTGCCATGTAGAAATTATAACCCTTTTATCGGTCACTTTATCTTTACCTGAATAAATTCTATGACATGCGTTTTTCACTAGCATACCATATGATTCAAAGTCCGAATACATTTGCTCGACCAAAGAAGTTGTTGGAACAATAATTAAAATCTTACCTTTTTCTGAGGTCATAGTCATATAGTATTTCATTATTAAATAAATAATAAATGATTTACCAGAACCTGTAGGGGATAATAAAATTGCGCGGGAAGATCTTAGTGCTACTTTTACCGCTTCTTCTTGGTAGTTGCGAGCCGAAAAGGGAAGGGATGTTTTTTCTTCAATGTCAAGCCATTGGCGAAACTCGGAAATTTTGTTCGTATCTTCAGGCGACCCATATCGGGGGTTATCCAGTATGGCGACGGTGTAGTTACGTTGAGACGCAAACTTTTGAATTTGGATATAGAGACCTGCAGAAATCTCCTGAGTATTGTGATTAAAAAGTCTAATCTTACCATCCCAGACCCTATTCTTATATGCAGGCATAAATTTATATCCAGGAACATAAAAGCTAAAATACTCTGAAAGTTCTTTAGCAATACCAGGTTCACAGTCTACATGCAGCATACTGTAGTCTAAAAGTCTAAGATTTAAATCGGCCATTACCCACCAGCTTCAAATTGTTTCCATCTAATAATATTACCTATTGTCTGATGTCGCCATTTAATTGAGTCGACTATCTCTGTCAATGTTTCTACTATAGTTTTGTAATATTGGATTTTTTCTTCAGACCTTTGTATGTCTGGGTCGGAGTCATAATAATAATCCATTTCACCTTTTAGAATTTTAAGACCATTAAATGGGTCATAATCCCATCCTTTTGCTTGTATAGTTTCTTGGTCCATCTTTCCATTGTAATATAACCATTTGTCTTTCAGCAGCACTTTTTGAGCGGCCTCCGCGCGCTTTAACTGTAGTTTAGCTAAAGATAACTGCTGTAAGTATTTAGCGTGAAGCTTCGGGGTGTCCCTGGAAACCTCGGCTAATTTAGAATTGTCAATTGTACAGTCTTCCTGCCATTGCTCTACGATACTCTGTAGATCCATAATATAACTCCATATTGTATAGTACTATTTAGGTCAGTTCAAAACTGGAGAATCTAAACGTTGCAGGGAACGTGATAAATGTATTATCGCTCAACGTAGATTCCAGGGTCATATCTCCCAAGTTAGTTGGTAGACAATCTATATATTTAATTTTTCTTACCGTATTATTATGGCTTGATAGGATTGATAATGTAATATCTGAATATGATGGGGGTAGGGCCGAGCTTCTTGTGGTAGGTGGACGCTCGTTAATTTCTACCAGCCTATTCATCCAGTTATACATCTCAGTGTATGAATTTAGGTTTTCATCCACAATGATCATACAGGTTAATTCCGAATAGATTAGTTTATCACCTGTAAAAGGAACCGATCCGATTCTTTTATATGGTACCTCGATTGGGTTAAGACTGAGATTAGGATGCAGCACAGTCTGAGCGAAGAACTCTAAGTTAGGAAAATGCTTACGGTCAATCGTAAGCCTAAAAGACGTAGGCTGTAAATAGTTAAGATTATTTAACCCAGATATGCTAGTGACATTACTAACATCTACGGATATAGAGGGGTTCAAAGTGGGCATGCGCTGTTCCTTGTTTATTCTATTCTATCATATTTATATGAGAAAAAAAATCGAAAAAAATGAAAAAAAATGCATTTAGGGGGTTTACAAATGATTCGAAATACATTATATTAGTAGTATAACAAAGGAGATACCAAATGCTACTACCTAATGGATCAGCTATCAAACTGGACGTAATCGAAGCTTTC